GTAGACGAACTTGCAGCAAACACATTTGTTCAAGAAGAAATTGCACTTCAACTAGACGTCCTCAACAATGAAATCTTTGTTGTTCTTGGTGTCGATCTCGACGTTTCTAATCCTGATGCTTTGGCAGGTACTGACACAGCCACTCGTGCAAGTGTTTGCTCTACCAGTCAAACCGTTGTTCAGAACCTAGGTCTTACCAACTGTATAGCAACTGCACGTGAAGCAATTCGTGCTCTTGGTTTCATTGATAGTGGTGTAGGCTTTTCACGCTCTGCAGACTCTACCATTCCTGCCAACGTCGACTACATTTCGTTGATCTCGACAAACAATTTCTTTGTGCAATTACAAGGCTCCGGAAATGCTGCCGCTAAGAATGTCGCAGGACGAGTGTGGGGATACCGCGCACGTGCTGACGCTGCAACATACGCTGCTCTAGTCCAATCCGAAGTACTCTCCGCTTGAAACTAGGTGATTTACCTGGCTACAGCAGAAGAACAAGCAATTGCTGCAATCAATGCGGCTGAGACGTTGGCATTATCCAACATTCAGTTACTACGTGAGATGAAGTCACTTCTCCCGTCGGTTGCACGTCCTTTGGTAGAACCTGGTATCCGATTGCAAGAAGCGCAGATCGGATTAGTTGCTTCTGGAGAACGTGCGGTTGTTAGGAAGACGTCTTCCGCTGCCAGAAAATCTCGCAAAGCATTGTCATCCGCGCTAAAGGAAGCCAATTCTAAACTACGTAAGAAGAATGGAGACCTGAAGAAGGGCAAGACGCAAGGAGACGTTATGAGAATGGCTCACAGACTTGTTAAGAAAGCAGGAACAAAGAAGGGACAAGTCCGAAAAACTGCCCGTCGTGCGTTTAAACGATGATAATGATAAAAGTACACGTGTACTAATAGGTGATGAAATGGACAATCCAATTGTCACAGTCCTAAAACAGATTCTAAAAGAGTTGCGTTCACTTCGAAAGGATTTGAAGAAGTGATTGGATCAGAACGTCTTCAGCAGAATTCTTCTTGAATCTAAACTGAATGAACTCCAATACTTCGAGAGTTGTCATCATCTGAAGGTTTGAATCTTCTCGAGATAAATAATTCTTCATCAACATTGAGATTTTCTTCGAGCGAGACTCTTTGAAACTCAAGACGTTGTCGAATTCAATCAACGTATGTATGGGGATGCTTACGTGAATCTGTGTGAACTTGGTTTTGGATCTACGTGCAGTCATCAGTATTCCCCCTCAAAGCCGCCCAAGGGCACGCATTTGGTGCAGGTCCACCAAGAACGTGGACCTCTTCCTACTGTTTCAGAGTCAAACCAAGTCAAATCAAAACAATGATCGCATACCAGGGCCTTTCTCATGCGTTCTCCTCCTCAAGACGTTCCAAGAGTTGGAATACTGCATTCATTTTGGTAACGTAATCCATATCATGCGTCTGCATCGCGTACGCGAGGTAACAACGATGGAGGGCTTGAAGTGCTTTTCGAGCCTTTCGAATCTCTGGAGTCATCGAATCAACCCCTTATCGAATGTTTCTGCAAAGAGATCGATGTTGTAAATCAAGTAATCAATGTGATTACGTAGGTCTTCACAGGTCCACTGGGCTTTCTTATCGCCTAGTTGTCCGGTTTTGGGTATCTTACCCCGGTATTGCATCAATTTGTCGACTATTGTCGCATGGTGTTGTGGGTCCATGTTACTCCCACGGGCCACTTACCTATAATGATTGGCTAATCATTGTAGTATTTGATTAGAGATTGAGAGTAGGTAAGGTACTGCTACGCTATACCCCTACTCCGGAGGCGTAGGTCAATGATTGCTGTGTAAGAACTACTACTATAAACTACTTAGGGATAGCCCACTGATATGGGATTCAAGAAAACCTCAGACACAATAGCCATATCTTTTAGCGTAGACGAACTTGCAGCAAACACATTTGTTCAAGAAGAAATTGCACTTCAACTAGACGTCCTCAACAATGAAATCTTTGTTGTTCTTGGTGTCGATCTCGACGTTTCTAATCCTGATGCTTTGGCAG